ATGCGTATCATTGAAAACGCAGAGGCTTCTTTAGAACAAGAGCACGATAGCTGAAAAAAATTCCGCCCAAATTTTGAAAACGTCTAGTCGTCTGTGGTACTAAGCCACTATCTTCAGCCACCATCTCGGCATTTCTCTATTGCCACCCCATGTTGCGAACTTGTGCTTGGCTTCACGATAGTATTGTCTGTATGCCTCGACCACTGCGTCATGGTCATCAGCATCTACATCTACCTTGATATGTTCAAACTGTTTACCGAAACACATAGGTGGAGGTGGCATGTTCTCGTGTATGTTTTCGAAGTCGCCCAAGAAATCAACGGTGTCTGCATGTAGGTGCTTGGGAAGATGTTGCAATCCATCTCGCAACCTAGTTGAACCATGCTCTTTATTGTATCGCTCTACATACATGAGAAGTAACTCTTCCCACATTGTATAGACGTAAGCGTATGAGTAAGCGGTTGAGTTTGTCCATTTAGTAGACGGATGGTTGACATGGGTTGGCTTGTAGAAGTCTCCATCAATCGCCCTTTGTATGTCAGTTTCGTCTGAACCTAACCAATGTCCCGCACATAATATTTGTGCATACTCCACTATCATCTTCCGTAGGTGTGCATCACAGTGAAATATTGCTGACATTCTAGGGTCAGTGTGTAGATAAAATACATTCATTCTTGTTTTTCCTTGTTCCATTTGATTGTTACTTCGCCACCCATAGCCTCGACTAACGACACAAAGTTACCCAACTGGGGTTCGTGTCGTTTCCAAGACCTAGCAGACGAATAAGAAATCCCCGCCTTTGCAGACAGGGACGATAGGTTAATCTTATCTGCCTTAACTTTATCAAGCAGTTCTTTGACTAGGCTACTCATACCTATTTCTTTCGCATTAACTTCATTAAGAACTTCTCGTCCTTACGAGCCTCTTTAGCTAAGATATCCAAGACTTCCCCTCTCTTCACACCGAAGACAACGGATAGTCCGTGCAACCACTTGTGAGTTTCCTCACTAATAGCTACGGACTTAGTTAGCTTTTCTTTCTTAAAGGTTCTAGCTAAAGGTACATGAGTGAAGACCTTGGTGTCTTCTATCAGTAACCTACAGTGAACGGAACGAGGGTGCTTAACCCAATTCACTTGATGCTTGCTCAAACCAAAGTGCTCGGCAATATCATCAGCTAATATACCTGCTTCAAAAAATTCTAATATTTCTTTAGCAGTTTCTTTAGGTATCTTTAACAACTCTCCATTGGCTCTACGGGGAGCGGTTTGAAGTGCGGTTTGACCTTGAGTTTTATTTAAACGACCAGTTAATTGGTGCATGTCTTTTCTCCATTAGGGTTATATTAATAATAGTGTATCATATATCAGACAGTAATGCAACCGCCCAACAGATTACTCGCTACCGCTTCTGCCTTACTAGGTATGAAACCTCTGTACTTCATGGTCATACGGATGTCCTTGTGACCTAGTAAGAATTGTAGTTCAGCTAAGTCAGCACCTCTTGTTGCCATTAGATAAGCAAAGGTGTGTCTTAGGTCGTGAACTCTCATGGCTTTCTCAATGCCTACTTGAATGCAACCCATACGAAGGAATGAATTCAACTTGAGACTTGCTTCGGCTACGTTTTTGAATTGACTGAGAGGTTCAAACCCTCTGTCTGCGATAGCTTCACGCAACAAATTAGGTATAGGTAATATCCTATCCACCGTCTTTGAGTTACCGTTAGCATCGTAGACGAAGACCCTATCCTCATCCAACTCCATCTTCTTTAGTTCTCCAAGTCGTACCCCCAAGAAGATGAGGTACATGAAGTCCATGTAATAGATAGATGGTTTGGCAAGTTCTAAAAACTTCTTCGCTTCTTGTTGAGTGAAGTGCATAGACCTTGTGTCATCTATCTTCTTGTTTGGATAAGTCTTAACCGTTCCGCCATACTCATTGTTGCCATAGTTAATTACTGCATTGAGTATAGTGATGTATCTGCTACGAGAATTGTGCTGAACATCATCCCAACACGACACAACATGACGAGTAAGGTGGTTGGTTGTTAGCTTGTCCAATCGACTGTTGCCTATAGCATGTTCGAGCACACTAAGTATTCGTCTTTCGGTTGTCGGGACAGAGCCTTTAGAGTTTTCGAGGCTGACCTCATAAGAACTGATGTAATCATTAAAGGTTTGGTGTTGGTTAGGCATTACCTTACCCTTAACAATAGCATCCTCTGTCTGTATCTTAATTATCTCAGCCTGTTTCTTGTGTCGTATAGGCAGACCAGTAGATATGCGAACCCTCTGACCTAAGAGAGTTCCCATAACATACAACGTCTTGCCCCTTGCTTGAACTTTAAGAGACATCTTTTTTCTCCCTTTCATCTACAAAGATTTTGATATGAATGAAGCCACCTTGCATAGACGAGATGGCGTACTGGAATGGGCAAGTCTTTACCCACTCCAATGCTTTCTCAATGTTCTCAACTTGAAGCGTTATCATACGGGTGCTCCAGTGATGTCTTTGTCTTCGTCCACTTCAATGACCGCCTTGGTCGTTGACTTATCGAAGTGGTTGACCTCTTCCAACATGGTTAGGTGTTCATCCATTGGGTCACAAGCAAAGTTGGGTATGTCTGTTACCCTCATAAGCTTACCGTTATCCAACTCGCAGACAACGAACCATGCTGTTACCTTAACTTCTTCTCCAGTTTTCTTTTGCATAATATCCTCCTATGCTTTGTTACGGCTGTCGTATTGTGCGACACCCTTGGTTTTACAGTGATTGATTACTTGCTCGTAATCATTCGTTTCGGTACTGAACTCGCAAGCAAAGTGCTTGATAGTACCCTTAGTGCCACTTGGATATTCATACTCGTGGTCGCTACCAGTTAGCACAGTGCCTATAAACATACCCACACTAGGAACTGACACCATAACTCTAGTGCCATCTCCATGCTTGGATAGGTCGAAGACGTTTGCCCAACCTCCTGCGATTGCATACCCATTTGGCTTGATGGAATAGTCACATCCCTCAATTACCTTGCCCCATTTCTTAGACTTCTTTACTGCACCACCTACCTTTGGTGTTGCTGAACTGCCTACCTTGCTTGAGGCAAGAGAGTTCTTAGGAACTAACACATAGTCCTCTCCCTCTATCCTACCCATTGCGTCAACAACTATGAGTGCTATTGAACGTACTGTCTTGGCATCAGCCCCGCCAAGTAGGTTCTTAACAACATTTGCTATGTCAGCCATTGTCTTTGTTCTCCTTATCGTTGATTGGTTTAATGCTCGTTACCTTTGCACCGGGAAAATACTTTCGTACTTCGTCTACGAACTTAGCTACCTCTGGGTACTTGGCACGATTGTCCTCGGCAGTGGGAGCAACCTCCACCTCTACAATTTCTGTAGAAGTGGGAGCAACAACATCTTTCTTAGACATCATCTCTAGGTATCTCTTGTCAGCCTCGGTTTGTTTCTTGTCTGCCATTACTTGCCGACCTTGATGTAACGATACATGCTACCGTTCCAATGTTTGACTTGCGTCTTGAGGTAGGCAGACAATAACTTCTTCAGTCTGTCGCATGACTTGTCATCCTTGTAGATAAGACCACCATGTTCGATGATGTTACCCATGTTGGTAGACAATATGTTAACGATGTGGTTGATGTCCGAGCTTGGTATTGTGGTCTCGCAACCCTCTGATACCCAAGTCGAACCAACCTCTGACATCTCATTACATATGGCATCGTCTCGTTGAGGTGTTGACCGACCAGTTCTTACCTTGGGAAGGTGTTCCTTGTGACGATTGTCAGGCTTGTTAGTTGACCTAATATCTTCTCGTCTGTCGAGGAATGGAGGCAGGTCGGGGAACATAGGCTCAGTGAACAAGTCCAAGTCTGAATGCTTGGGTTGCTTATAGAAGTTGTCCATCTTCTGTGTAGGTTGAGGCTCATCTTTCTTGAACCCTAGTTTTTCTAGTTCGGCATTTGCTATTTTGTTATCAGTCATAGTAACTCCTTATGTTAATGTTATTTGTAGAAACCAACGATTGATTTCTGTTCAACGACTACACACTCGTCTCGTCTGTGCAGAATTATTGGTGTGTAGGGGTCAATAATCTTGCAATGCTTTGGCTTGGGTAGCCACTCAATAGACAACACTCCATCTATCTCGTTGCTATCCAACCTATTTCCCAACTGAAACTGTTGGTCTGTAACAACAGTACATGCGAAGTCGGGGTCACAGTTCGCTTGTTTCAGTATGTGTTCCTCTAGGGTAACGCACATAATACTTTTTGAAATCATCTCTCAATATCTCCTCGATTATCTTGTTAATATTTACATAGTCTTTCTGACGTATGCTTTTCGTAACCACTCTTCGCTTAACTTCGAGCCAAAAGTGGAGGGTCATACCGTGTCGTAACTTGAACCAGTGTGACGGGATGCGTAGTATCTTTCGCTTACGAGGCTTTAGTTCGTAAGCCATGCTTGCCTCCTATCAAGTCTGCATTATCAACAGTGAACCTCTCGCCAATGATTAGCTTGGCTACTTGGTCAAGCACCGTCTTGGATAGGTCATCTACTGAATTGATTGTTACCCACTTCTCGAAGTATTGCTTGACGCAATCTGTTCCGATACCGATACCGACACACACAACACCTTGCTTCTCAAGATTTGTAACTGCATCTCTCGTGTATTGGTTTCTGTCCTTACGACTAAGCGATGTTGACCATGCGGGATAACCGTCTGCCAATAACAACAGAACTTTCTTAGTCTCTTGTCGCTTGAGTAGACGAAGACCTGCCTCTCGTATGGCACATGCGTCTGCATTGGAACTGTCTGCGGAGGTAGGTATCATTCCCATTGGTGCGTAGCATTGTCTTAGTGCCTTGTTGAATGGCTTGAACACTGGCATGTACAATCCGCACTCTCTTGCCCAACCTTGATGACCAATCATGTTGCCTTCCTTGTCGGCAATGTAATTGTTATCTCTCATGTTGCGGTGTGACTTGTTGGATAACGATATGGTAGTGTGACCTATCACTTCGTAAGGTACACCACCCGCCTCAAGAGCCTCGGACATTGCGATAGCTGAGTGACCCGCAAGCTTCATAGGCTCTCCGTGCATTGAACCACTGCAATCAATCAACATCTGAACCGCAGTATCAATAGCCTCGCCTTGAACTTTACGAGAGTAGATTTTGTTAGCACCCATGATGATACCACTAGCCTTACCTCTTACGTTGAGACGACCACTCGTACCTGTCTCTCTGTCTACATCTATCTTGGCAATCAATGCTCTCTCAAGCTTACGTCTCATGGTTGCCAACTTACTACCCAACTCTCGCTTGGCTTTGAAATACTCTTCACGATAATGTGCTGAATGTTCCTTGGCATGTTGGGGTTCTTCTATAACGTCATCGTCTGTAGTGAATGGCATTCTGTGACAGACATCGTAACGACCATCGCTAGAACTCTGATGGTTCTGTAACATGGATGTTATCTGATTGAGTTCGTGGTCGATTGGTGTTGGTTCGGGTGTGAGTATCTCTTCTACATCAACCTCAACTGCACCGTGACCAACCTCGTCTGAGGTGTTAACGTCTCCACCCTTGGACACATCGCCAACATCGTTGTTACCATGTGATGTCTTCTCTTCTTCAACATTGCCCTTGGTCTCTGACTTCTCCTTGTCTTTGCCCTTGGACTTGGACTTACCCTTGGTCTCTCCGTCTCCATCTCCACCGCTACCGTTGGGTGTGCATGGTGTGTCGGGGTTGCCAGTACCATCTCCTTCTTCGGGTTGCGGTGGTAACTCTTTCATCAACTCGTTAGCAATTCTCTCTGCTAATGCCATACCCTCTCGACAACCTTTGTATGCCTTGGTGGTATTGACTTGACCTACACCTACAACACCGTGCTCTAGACCATTGATGATGGTGTCTGATGCAAGTATTGCTCGTCTCTTAACGTCCTCTCCTAGATTATCAAAGGCTTGTTGTATCACTGGACTTGGATACCCAAGCTTGACACGACCTATCCAAGTGATTGCTAGAGGCAACATCTTCCAAGGGTCGTTGAGTATCTTAGGGTCAGCATGTTCCTTGGCAAACACTCGGCATACTTCTTCGGCAGTCTTGTCAATCGACTTAGCCATACCACCGTATAGCTTGAGACCACCATTCTCTATGCGGATATCCTCAATGGCTTGACCCATGTGTGCAGTAAAGCCACGACCAGTATCGTGCATAGACCGTAGCCATTTCTGACCTGCCTTAAAATCAGTGAGCAACTTGTGTAAGCTTTCGTGATTGGCATAGCCTCGACCTACATTGACTTGTCTGTGGGTCATCATTGCATCTTGGTCTTGTGCGGGTAGAACAACAAACTTTCCATCAGTACATGCACCATCTCCTTGGAACATAACGTCTGTCTTGAAGTCAGTTGATATTGTTCTGACCGCAGTACGAGTACCGTTCATGTACTCTGAACCCTTGATGTAATCTCTGTCCATATCGGGGTCGTTAGGCGGTAGGTAAAAGTTCTCTGTAGTCATATTGTTTCTCCTATAATGTTAGTAGTATTAGTATTAATGCGAATATCCCTTGGGCTATTGCGTATTCAGTAACTCCCATATCTTCCTCCTTTTATGATGTGAATTTACAAGATGCGAATGCACGGTCAGCTAACTCAATAACCCTCTGTCGATTATCAAGCGGTGCTCTGTCAATCACAGAGGTAGTAACCGCAAACTCCATTGCTTGTGTCTTCGTTGTTAATATTGTCTCGTAGAAAGCATACATCTCACACATTGCCATCGTATCTCTTGGCGATACTGGAACTGTAGTCTCTCCTTGGGTAAAGGATGCACGGCACAGACCTGCAAACGTAGTGATGTTGTCAATGACATCGTCTGCAAGAGAGTAAGTTCTCTTGAGGAATGTACCCTCTTCGTCTTTGCTCATGTAATCTACCTCAATGAAGATGGGAAATCTGTTGAGCAATGCACCGTTCATAGGTCGCACACCTGCATACACCCCATACTCATCGCCTTGACCACGAGAGTTGGCAGTGGCAACAAACCTAAACAATGGATGTGGCTTGACTAATCTACCGCCATCCTCTGTAAGCAATAGACCCTTACCCTCTGTCGCTCGTTGAATAACGAACATGACATCGGGCTTACCCGCATCTATCTCGTCCAACACTAGGATACATGGCTGAACCATTGCTCGTGGTAAGATACCCTCTCTGAACTTGGTAACTGAAGTACCACCCTCGTTGACTATGTCTGTCTGACCCGTAAGGTCTGCTCTCTCTAGCTGACTATCAAGGTTGAGTGGGAACACTGGAAAGCCAATGACCGCAGACACTTGCTCTGGCAGTGTCGTCTTACCTGTACCAGTATGACCGTGACACCATATGTTCTTGCCCATGATGAACCCTGTAAGGAACTTGATAAGGTGTGTTGCTCTGAACTGATAGTGGTCTACAACTTCGGGACACATGGGATGCTTGACTTCCTTACCGCTTGCGTCTGTCCACACTAGGGTTGGTATGTTGAAGTCGAGTTGCTTAATCTTCTTGCCAGTACGAGGGTTCTTGAACAACTCCATCGCATTCTTCTGAACGATAGTGTACTTGAGAGTATCGCCATCAATTACTGCCTCTCCCTCAAGGGCAATAGGTGCAGTGAATGTACGACCTTTGAGGTATTTAATTTCCTCTTCCCATGCAACTGCCTTGGCTCTGAGTAATGCAAGGTCGTTGAGGTCTTTCTCAATGTCTGTGCTCTCTACACCGCTAGACTTAATCATGGTGTTGATTGCTTGCTTGAGGTTAGGGTCAATCGTGATTGGTTCGTACTTGATATCAACTGATGGCGAGACATCAGTCTCGTCTGCGGTGTCGTCAGTATCCAATTCAATACCCAAGGTCTTGAGTGGTTCGAGGTTATCTAGGTTCATGTGTTGTATCTCTGTCGTGTCTATCACAAGAGCTACACTAGATTTGAGAGACAGACGTTGCTTTGCAGACAAGGATAACTTCTCTCCAATGTCTGTTACTGCATCGTCTATGCTATTCTGCACTGCTGTCTTAGCATTGTGCTGATACTCAATGTCGTCAGCCATTGCTCTGTGATTAGCTAGTGCAAGAACAAGGTCTGTTGCCTTGTTTACGTCAAAGTCATCCATATTTTTCTCCGTTTTGGTTGCTGTTACAGTTATGTTTTTGCTATCTGCCATGTGGAATATAGTAGATAGTTGAGAACCCTTGCTTGGATGGTCGATGTAACCATCATTGTGCAATTCGTTATACCATTCTCGTATCTTGGTGTGGTATCCGTGGATGTAATTGTGCGGTGCTCTTGGTGCTTTCACACAAAGCATCTTGTCTTGCACACCTCTTCCTATCCAACCCATAAGTTCTGCAAAGTTGTTGATGTACTCGTCCTCGTTGTTCGAGGTACACAAGATGTAGATTGCTTGTGTCATCATGTCTGCGTTGAACATGTTTATGTTTTGGTTGATTGTCTTACCGCTACTTGCTTGCAGTAAGTCACAAGCACCACGAAATCCACTGTGGTCAGTGACATCGTATGGTACTGAGGTTAGTGCGTCTGCGAGATGGAAGAACACTTTCTTCAAGTGTGTCCTCCTCTCGTTAGCCGTCATGCTTGATATGTAATCAACATGATGACTGATGGCTGATGGTGTAAGGTCTAATGCCATATGTCTCTCCTAATGGTTATGGTTAAGTTAATTGTTTCGATGCTAACTGTAGCACTCCAAAACTCTTTGAGTTTTGAAACACGAGAACGCATACGAGTAGTTAGTTATTATTTCCTCCTCTCTTTTGCTCTATCCAACACGATAACGAATAGAACTGGTCGGCAATCCAATTCGTCAATCGGTTCTTGGGTAGTCGTTTGTTAATGAATTGCAGTAATCGTGACTGACAGAATGAGCATTCGCATTTGTCTCCGTAAAGACTGAATGCAATACTTGCGGTGTAGTCCGCTATCATCTGCACCATTACCAAGTACCTTTTGCTATCTCATTGTCTTGGAAGATACACTCGTTGCTTACCCAAGTTCTGTCTGCGTAGTATGTGACCTCGCCACAACCCGCCATCCACTCAATCATAATTACACCAAGCATCACTCCGCAACCGAGACACACGAGGCTAGTCAATATAAACTTAGCTACTTTCATGTGTATGCTTTCGGGATATTGCATTGGCTCAATTTTAATAGTCCTTCGTAAAGGTTGAAGGCTACCTCTCTCGTCAATGTATAGCTTGTCAGCTATCGTTGACACTCGCTTGTATTGGTTTTTGTTTTGCATAATTACCTCAATGGTTTATGTGTTACTGTAAGGACAATGTATCATAAGTGAGACAGATGTCAACTCTCAAGACTTATGCCATACATCGCCCAAGCTTCTTTCTTGTCGCAACCTGACGTTCTCATGTACTTGATTGCCTTGCGATACTCTTGGTAGACAACTCGTCTAACCTTGGCACACTTGTACAGGTCATCGTTGTTGTTGCGTTTTGCATCTTGCTCAGTTGCAAGGCATGAAAGAATGCCATCGTTGTAATACTTGAGAGCATTCTCGATTGCTTGTTCACGATTACTCATCATACGTCTGCACTCCGTTCTCATTGCACCACTGAAAGAACTCGTTGTGTGCGTCCTCCGTGTCTGCAATAGGATAGTTGGCGACTAAGCTTTGAGCATCTCGCACCGTTGTTGCGTCCATGTAACCGTTGGCTACTTGCTCAACGATTTGTACATACGAATAGATTGTTGGTGTTTCGTATGTGATGGTCTGTGGTTTTTTCGATTGTTTCTGCATGTTCGTACTCCACTGTTAGGGTTTATAAAAATCAGACTTACCGTCTGCGCATAAAAAAACCCCCTACGAGCGAACTCGTAAGGGGTTAGGTCTCGTGCAAGGCTGACGGGATTACTTCGCTTGTGACGACAATGCCTTGATGAAAGCCAACTTCGACTTCTGCGATGCTGGACCTGTGAGGAAAGTCATCATCTCAGTCGTAGCCTCGTGTACCTGCACGGTCTCGACTTTAGCCTTTGGCTTGGAAGACTTCGTCTTTGGTGCAAGTGCTTGTGCGAATGGCTCAAGCTTTGCGATGTTTGCGGACAGGTGTTTGATTTTCTCTTCCAACCCTTTTGGGTTTTTGCCTTCCGCAAGGTCTGCAAGCTTTTGCTTGTTCTTCGCAAGGCGGAACTCAAACTCTGATTTGTAACCGTTGACTTCGTCTACGGTCTTTGCGTTCTCCGCACCCGCAATGATTTCGTTGGCTTTGAGGTTTATGTGATTACGTTGTGTCATGTGTGTTTCTCCGATTGATTGCTCGTCATCCTCGGCAGTCGTCTTGACCACCGATTGACACTACAGAAAGCCCTCCAACCCCCTTTGGGGGGAAGGACGACCAACTCGGCAAACCGTTGATATGATTGACGAAGCTTCGTAAGAAGCAATTAAGTTACCCTCTAGGAGTTCTTATGCGAAACACACGAGGTCGGAAAGGGGTCGAAATGTCCCTCTATGGGACACAAAACGTCAGCAATTTCAATGACTTGAGGGAACTCTTGTCAAGACTGTGTCAGACTTTGTCATTAGATGGGGGGCGTGGGGGTCGCACCGCCGCCCAGATTTTTATATGTCATGGTGTGCAGTCCGAAATTTCGCACCAAAATTTGAAATCGTGTAACATATATGTTAAAGGTTAGTTATGCCAACAGTTAGAAAAAACCCATCGCCCACTAAATCGACAGGAGGACTACCTGCTGTCACACCTATTGAGGTTGATAGAGTACGAAGAAGCGTATTAGATGTAGTTCGTAACAACATCCCCAAGGTTCGTGGCGTATTAGATGGAACGGTCAAGTGGGATAACCAACAAGTCCGTGTATTTGGAATGATGCTCAACAAAGTGATGCCTGATTTACACCATAGCTTCAACGAACACACCGTTGAGACTAAGAAAGTAGACCAGTTAAGCATTCAAGAGCTAGAAGAGATAGCCGCAAGGGCAGACGAACAGGAGAAAAGTGTGGTAGATTTAGAAGAACAAGGAGAAAAAGCCGATGGCGAAGAAGAAAGCAAGTGGTCCGTGCAAAGGGAAGAGCCTAAACAAGCCATTTAGAACTCCCGGTAAGCCAAAGAAGTCTGCTGTCTGCGTAAGCGATGGAGATAAGATTAAAATTGTGCGGTTTGGAGACCCCAACATGACAATTAAGAAGAGTATTCCTGCCAGACGAAAGAGTTTTAGAGCGAGACATAAGTGTGCTACGCCCGGTCCGAAGACAAGTGCAAGATATTGGAGTTGTAAAGCGTGGTAAGTGTAACTCAGGCTCAAGCCGCCAGACAATTACTAGCGTTAAGAAAGGCTCAAGGTTCTTTTGTGGACTTTGTTAAGGCATTGAACCCTGACATGGAGTTTGCTCCATTCCAAATCGAACTAATGGAGACACTGGATGCACTCGAAAAAGGAACACTCGGAACAAAACGAGTTCTCATTACCATGCCCCCCAGACATGCCAAGAGTTTCATCGCCACAGTCCACTTCCCCGTCTATTATCTTGCTCGTAAAGCGAACAGGAACGTACTTTCGACCTCATACAATCAAGACTTGTCTAAGACATTTGGTCGTCAAGTGCGTGATTTGGCGCGTGAACTTTTTGTTGGTCAGGCGTTCCCTGATTTTGCGATGTCGGACGAGAGCCGTGCCGTGGATGATTGGCGTACTACAATGGGTGGTACTTACTTTGCTACAGGTATTGGTGGTTCTACTACGGGTAGGGCTGCTACCCTTCTTATTCTTGATGACCCTATCAAAGCAAGGGAGGAAGCTGATAGTGCAACTCAGAGAAACAAAACTTGGAGCTATTATGTTTCCGCATTAACAACTCGTAAGCAACCAGAGCCAGATGGAACAGCCGCATTAGAGATAGTCATACTAACTCGTTGGCATCCAGACGATGTTGCGGGTAGATTGATGGACACAGAAGATTGGAAAGAAGGCGATTGGACACATATAAACTTTTCTGCCATCGTTGAGAGCAATGGAACACTACAGCGTAGCGTCACAGACCTACCAATAGAAGACCCAAGACATGTACCAAGAGGTAAGTTGTCAACAGTATCTCCTGCAAAGCGAATTTACTATGAGACAGAAGAGACAGCTTTGTGGAGCGAAAGGTTTCCGTTAGAAGAATTAAAGAAAAGAAAAAGATTAGACCCTAGAGAGTTTGCATCGTTATACCAACAACAGCCATTCATTGCGGGTGGTAATCTTATAAAGCAAAGTTGGTGGAGACAATACGAACCTAAAGAGGTACAATGTAATACGGTAATCATATCCGCAGACACAGCCTTTAAGAAAACAGAACAATCAGATTATTCTGTCTTAATGGTACTTGGTACAGACCAAGGCGGAGACATGTACATCTTAGACATCATAAGAAACAAATATGATTTTCCAGAATTAAAAAGAGCATGTACAACGCTGAACGCTAAGTGGCGTGGCAGGGGTTTACGGGGTATGTATATTGAGGATAAAGCATCAGGACAAAGTTTAATACAGGAGTTGAGAAATCAATCTGGTATAGCTGTTCTTCCGTATAAAGTTGTGCAGGATAAAGTTGCGAGGCTAAACGCCATAACACCTCTTATAGAGGGTGGTAGAGTATTCCTTCCTACTTCTGCCCCTTGGCTAGATGACTTCTTAGAAGAAGCACAGCAATTCCCCAGTGGAAAACATGATGACCAAATAGACGCTTTGTCTATGGGCATTGATGCGTTGAGCAGAATGTCGGGTGTGTCTATGGACATGCTTAATGTTCCGATAGAGATTTCTAGTTCCTTAAATGCTAATTTTCCTTCGTTCCAATCGGGAGACAAGGAGTGGGTTGATAAGTTGCGAGATAATCAGAAAGACCGTTTTACAAATTGGGGAGAGTTGTAGGACGACAAACCGTTTAGATTGGTGGATAAAGCATTATGGATTATAGAAGCGAAACAATACAGCCGTCTGACATTGTCGTGGATTTGTCTCAGCATGTAAATGCTCTGATGGATTACGCTGACATCTCAGATATGCTTACAGACGAACAAGAAAAGAAGATTGTAGATTATGTCCGTGCCGCTTCTAAGATGTCCTTTGACAGGATATCCCGCAGGTATGACCATTGGCGTGACGCAGACAGAGCACATGATGTATGGGTACCGGCTGACAGCACAAAGTTTCGTGAAAAAGCAGTAGTAGCAGATACAAGGGCTATTGCAGACACAGTCTTAACTTATCAGATGGCGGCTCTAGCGGGTCGTAATCCTATGTTCCAACTTGAAGGAATGAACAGGAAGTCCAAACGAGCATCGTTAATTCTAGAAAGATTACTACACCAACACATGAGGCGAACAGCAGGAGAGGCTCGTCTAGCACAAATGTTGTTAGACAGTATCCGTTATGGCTTCGCACCTACAAAAATTATTTGGGACCCAAAAGAGAATACTAACAAAATAATAAACTCAGACCCTCGTAAATGTTTTCCAGACCCAAGGGTTAACTGGGGCGATTGGGAGAGGATGCAGTTTATAATATTTTCGGACTACATTTCTACTAATGCACTACTTGCGGGTGGTATGTATCCGAAGGTTGCCAAGTATCCCGGTCTCAGACGTAAAGGTAAACGACAATCAGGTTGGGATGCACACAAGCATTGGCAAGAAGAGGGGCGTGGACTTTCGATTAATCCAGAAGAGCCATCAGGAAGCGAAAATGGACACCACTTCACGCTCGACCAAGCTCGTGTGGTAGACGAAATGTGGGTTCGGCTTCAAGGCTACGAGATAGGAGTACCGTCTCTCGAACAAGTGTGGATGGTTGTAACAATCTTAGACGAGGAAGCTGTCATAAGGTGTCAGTTAAATCCTTATGGTCAACAATTCCCTGTGGTTGTCGGTGGACTATACCAAGATAATCACAAAACATTTAGCCAATCGTTATACGATTTGTTACTTCCATTGCACGAAGTTTCTACATGGCTGTTACGCTCACGAATTGACAACGTACAAGCTGCGTTGAACAACTTAATATTCGTAGACCCTACACAGGTGTCTGTGCCAGATTTAGTGGACAGAAATCCTTGGGGTGTCGTAAGAACCATGCCGGGAGCTAAGCCGGGAGACGGTGTTTTTATTGCTGAAGTCCCAGATGTAACGAGGGGGCATTGGAACGATATAGCCGCAATGAGCGATATGAAGCAAAGGCTGTCTGCCGCTTCAGACGCACAACAGGGAGTACCAACAGGAGATGTTCGTACTGCAACAGAAATACAAAGACTTACTCAACTTGGGTCTCAACGATTAGGGGTCATCGCAAGAATTATGTCGGCAACTACTGTCAGACCTATGGTTCGTATGATGACACAAAACCTTCAAGACGCAGTGTCTCTAGAGGGTTCACTAAGGATTGACACCGAAAATATGTCAGGTGGTTTAGTCAAGATGGCAGAGGATGGTTATGTAGACTTTGATGTAACTGCGTTGCAAGGCGACATAGACTATCTTGTAATTGATGGTACACTACCATTAGAGCCTAGTCGTTCTCCAGAAACTTGGATGAATATGATACAAGTTCTTAGTCAAAGTGGACTACAGATGGAGTACAAAACTGGTAAGATTGTAGAAGAAGCAATAAGAAGCATGGGTATAACCGATGTTGAACAATTTAAAATAAGCGAAGAGGAAAAAGCTCAAGGACCAACACCGTCACAACAAATGGCACTGATGGAGAAAGCCCGTGGTGCTAGTGTCATGCCTCAAGAGGAGCTTATGAGAGAGGCAGAAAAAGGAAATGTTAAACCAATGGCTGAAGGGAATTAAACGTATGGGTAGGAAATCATATGACATCGAAAAAAATACGGGTCTAACCCCCTTGGCTAAAGAGTATATTAAGCTTGTGGTAACTGAGCAACTGTCTGGAGTTCAAGAGGAAATCAGGTCTGTCTTTAGTGAATTAAAGGTTGCTATATCTTCTATGGACAACGGTTCTGCGTTAAATAAACGCATGGACGACATAGTTTCTAAAATAGCTTATCTTGAGAAAAGATATAAAGAAGATGATAAGTTTACTTTGACAAAGGCAAAGATGATTAACTTCATAGAAGAGCAGGATATAAAATGACCGCTACACCAACCACGCCAAAAACCGAACAGCTACAATTTAGGTCGGCTAAGACGGGTGTTCACAATTTAGACACCTATTTAGAAGCGTGTGAGTTTGGTACGTCAACTCTTCCTGTAGTCTTAGGTTCATTATTTACTTCAACAGGTACAATTAATCCCTCGTCTGTACAGTTCAGGGTAAAACCGAACGATATAGAAAACACCTTACAAGCCAGATTTGGTGTGTATACTAATGATAATGATGGTTGGGCAGACCTCAATCAAACTATCTTTAGGCAAAAGGGTGTATACGCATCTGGCACAAACTATAATAGATTAGACTTTGTCGAGGACGACAACAAGATATGGGTATGTAAAGTTGCACATACGGCAACAGCTACGTTCAATACCTCGTACTGGAATGTTGTTTTAGATGGTAGTGCTAGTTTAACATCAATTAACACTTTTAACACAACTTCAGCACCAAGGATTAAGAACTTGGAGAACGAAGTTTTGTTACAGCTTGGTATCGTATAGGAGATAAATTATGTCGATGAGTACACTAAAAGAAGTCGTTGAGGCGATTAAGACCCGAAGTCTTGCAATAGCAGGAACGACAACGGGAACAGTAGCAGGTTCAACCGCAAACGATATGGTCTACATCGCAAAAGCGGTAGAAGCCATTACGGGTGCAGACGCATTGTTGCAACTATTTGATGAGGCAAACGAGCCATCAAAACTACTAGATTACTCCACTGCGACAAGCGGTGTGTGGACGCTAAGTATTGATGACATCTCCAAGCCTGTTATCAAACTTACTCAAGCTTCGACACCAAGCCAAAGCGAACTTACTATAGTTGTACCAAACCGAGCGTTTACTGTTGTTATCAAGAACACTACTACTAAGACTGTACGAGTAAAATACACAGGTGCTTTAAATGCAGACACCGCAACTATCCTAGCAGGTAAAACTGGTTGGGTTAGTGGAGATTATAATTCCGCAGGAACTAACCAAGTATCTCATGTTGTTGATGTCGAAGCCATTACATCGGCTCTTACGACTGTAACAACTACACGAGGAGATATGATTTATCGTGACGGACCTCCTAACGACACAACCTTTACAATCGGAGTAAGGGTAAAGGTAATCAACTCATCAAATTATTACGAATTTAAGTTACCAGAAGACAATAGTTATTCTGTCGATGTTGACTTCAACATGTGGCAGGGAAAGACTTACATCTTTGACGTTTCAGACACCACAATGTCTGGACACCCACTAAAGTTTTCTACGACTAAGAATGGAACTCACGCATCTGGTGCAGAACTTTTAGACATCGCACCGACTGATAGCTCCAACGACATTACATACACAGGGACAGCAGGACAGACGAGTGCGGTGGTTACTATTGTAATGCCCGCAAATGCTACTGCCGATGCTATTTATCCGTATTGTGGAAGCCACACTGGGATGGGTAAGAACTCTGAGTTTAATATTTCTACGACTACAGGCGAAGTCAGGTTGCCATTAGGTGCAACTGGCACAGCACTTATCGCAAATACTGGCAACGGTGTTCCAGAATGGGATTATGTAGGAAAGCATATTGGCTTTCATTATCGTACAGACAACGATTTAACATGCCGTGTTGCAGACCCAAGGTGTCCCGGTTATCCCGGCACAGCAGGGAATGGTTTCACACGAGCAGATTTTTCTCTACAGAAAGAAATCACAGACAGCACAAATTTCCCACTTCACGCAAACAAAGGAATTTATCCACAGCCTTTCGCAAGGATTAATAACGGACCATATTATGGTGGTTCAGCTATTACCATGTTCGCTGACGGTGCTCCTAAACAGGCAAACTATTGGGGAGGAAGCTCAAACTACAGGTTCGGTAACGTACAAAACACCAACAACCCTTCTTGGACACCGACTGTTTACAGGGATGCTACAAAAGGTTACGACAAGGAAGTCAGATACCTACAAGATAGCAACATAGTCCAATGCACAGGTAGTTATGACAGTTCATACATGCTTGATGACCGTGGACAGATGTGGGCTGCGGGGTATAACAATAACAAACAACTCGGAGACGGAACAACTACTACCCAATATAGATGGGTGCCGGTAGTATTTCCCGGTAGTGCAGGTAAGATTGTACAGTATGTGTTGCCTCAAGGACCAAGCAACAACATCACAGTGATGGCGTTAGACGAAAACGGTAAGGTCTTTGCTTGGGGTTATAATGGACACAACCAAGTAACGAGTGCAAACACAACATCACAAGGAACGCCTGTAGAGCTTACAGCTTTAACTGGCAAAGGCGTACACGCTATCATGGTTTCTGACTCGGGTTATCCTAGTTGCTACGCACTTTCTGGTGCAAGTGATGGATACAAGCTATATGCTTGGGGTTACAACGCTTACCATCGACTTGGAAACGGAACAACCAATGTTGTTGGAGCGGATACTCCATTCAACTGGACAGCAGGTTCAAACAAAAAAATTGCTAAGTTTCAAGCCTCAGGTTTCGGAAGTTACGGTGGAACTCTAGCTCTTAACCATGAGGGTGCATTGTACTACTCTGGTTATAATGGAACTTCACAAGCAGGAGACAACAACGCTTCTGGTAACAAGACAACGCCAACTCTAGTAAGTACATTTAGTACGTCTACCGCAGGTCTAAAAGTTATAGATATGTGGATGGTTAATGACTATGTTGGTTCTAGGTTTGCTACCACAGACAACGGAGATTTCTACAAATGGGGTCCGAATGGTAATGGTCAAACTGGAATGGGTACTGTCACAGGTTCTCAAGCTGTTCCATCAAAAGACAACAATCTAACTTGGGTATCTAAGGTAATTGGAAATGGCTCAGAAAACGGTAACTACTATTCTCAGGTAATCACAATTTCTCACGATAACGAGGAAGATTGGCAGAATAAAGTTAATGGAACAATTCATGTTACAGGATATAACAACTACGCTAACCCTGTATATGGAGCCGCAACAGGTGTAACTCTAACAAGTTTCACAGCAATCCCACTACCACTAGGTTATCAGGGTAAGGTTCGAGACGTTATGGCTTTAGGACATAGTTCGACAACTGGTCAATATCACGGTTGGGGTGTCTTGATGATGGATGGCACTTTCTTTACATGTGGACACGAAACAACAATGATGCTTGGTAGGTTTACCCAACTAGGTGGACACCATCTTCAGCCACGAAGCAACATAAGTTAGGAGGATTTTATGGCAGAACCAGTAACAGTAATCTACAGCCTCAATATGGCATCAGGGGAAAAGAAATTTGACCCTAGTGGAGATGACTTTGAGTTCCAAGGGGTTTATCAACTTGGTCCAGACACAGGTATTGTGTTTGTAGAAAAATCAAAGGTGTCAAAAATGGCAACTCAGCCATCAGGTGCAGAGCTTACGGAAGTCAAAGACATGAAACTCGTTGCGGCTATTGCTTGTCGTATGGGTTGGTCTACTCAAGCCGCAGGTTATTCCGCAGACAAGGTTGCGGTTTTGAAAGAATATGGTTACGATTTGATTAAGGAATATACTGACCAAGCCGGTATCGAGGCGAAAGCTTTAGAATATCTAGAGGCTTAGTATGAAACCTAAACAGGCGTTGAAACTTGTTAAGGAGCTAAGAGAGAGTGATGGGTGGAAGTACCTCGAAGAAGTTATGAGGGACGAAATACTAGCCGCATCATATGCGATTTCTGATGGCAACAATATGCCAGTAGATGAAATCCACTACAGACGAGGTGCTATATGGGCGGCTCGAAAACTGGTGGAAATGCCGAATGCTCTAGAAGTTAAGCTAGAGGATGCTGTAAGGATGGAAGCCTTAGAGGATGAAGACGGTAATATAATAGGCAGACAGGACGCTTCGGCTTCCGATTAATGACGACCGCTACGGCTGTCAGGAGAATAGAAGATGACTACTATGATATTTGTAAGAGTTCTAGAAATGCTACCGACACATCGGACTGAAGTCTGTACGTTAAGTAGGTTCTTTAAATTTCTTACACGCTCCCGACAGGAAATTAACCCCAAACAGGAGCAAGAAAAATGGCTATAGACCCAACACAAGATACAGATATAATTACGTCACTCGCATCTCAAAAGCTAGGAGACGCAAATGCTAGTGCTGAAGCAACAATGCAAGCTGAAGTAAAGAAAGCACAA